TCAAAGGGTGTTATACCAGCAGCAGCAAGAAAACTTGAGTCCATTACTCCAGGTACGGAACTCCATACAATCCAAGAAGGTCTTCTTAAGGATTTCAAAAGCAGACTGGGATTAGAACAATTGACACAACTTCGGATGGCCTCTCCAACTGGAGCTGCTGTTGGAAACCCAACAAATGCCGAAGGATTGCGTCTTGAAAGCGTTTTTGGTTCTTTAGACCCAACATCAAGTCCAGCTATTTTCAATAGAAACATAAATAGAGCAATTGAATCATATCTTGATGTTATCCACGGAACTCCAGAACAAAGAGACAAGCTAATGGAGGAGGGTAAAATTACCGCAAAGCAGAACGCTCAAATCGAGGCACTTTATCCATCCTCTACGATGGATGCAATGGGCATCGAGCAGCCGAGGCAGACTGACGGAACTGGAAACCCACTTATTGACGAAATTAAAAAAAGAAATAATCTTTAATTAAGAGATAAATGGAAGGTCAATTTAAAGTTGGTGAGTTTAAAGATGTGCTATCTTCTCTTCTTCAAAAGAGAACCGCACTAAATAATGAGATTGAAACTATTAAGGCATCAGACCCATATGGGGCTGAGTTAAGGCAAGAAGATCTCAAGGCACTAGATCAAGATATTATTTCTGTTGATCAAGCAATTGGGCAAGAAAAAGGGAAAGCGTTAAAAGCCATTGAGACTGGCGAATATAAACTTGTCGGCCCAACTGAGGGTGTTCCTCCAATGCCCGGTGAAATCAGAGAACCTGGGTTTAAGGCTCCTACTAATACCGAAAAGCTAAAATCAACATTGGCCACCGCATTGGATGTTTCCCCAGATGCAATTGATTTGGATTCTGGTCTTCCATGGAGAGATCGAAGAAATATGTCATTTCTTCAAGATAAGTCAAAAGAAGACTATCTTATTGGTAAGTACAAGGATTCGGTTCAGACAGTAAATGTTGAAGGGTCTCCAATGTTTCTTGTTAAGCGGCCAGACGGCAAGTTTGTTGCTGCGGATGAACGCGGATTTAATCCTAAAGACCTGCTTGATATTGGAGGTGAAGTCTTGCCAGCATTGGCTGGGATAACTGGTACAATTGCAGCGGCTACAACCCAAAGCCCATTTCTAGCTGCTGGGGCTGGCGCGGCTACTTCTCTTGCTGCTGGAACCGCTCAAGATCAATTTGTAAGGGCTGTCCTTGGGGTTGGTGAGAAGCTTCCAGAAAGCATCCTTAGGAGAACTACCGAGGAGGCAGTTGGACTTGGTATTGAGGGTGCGCTTGGACTTGCCGCTAAACCATTTGTTAAACGGATTGGGAAGCCAGTAGAGAACAAATACTATAAGTCGCTACTTGACGCTGAAGAAAAATTTAACAAATCCCAATTCCTAATAGATCGTGGCGACAAGGTTTTCGTGCCTACTGCCGCCGCTCGTGGTGAAGCTAAACTTGTAGAACAGCTTCAAATTGGAGAGAAGATACCAAGATCATTGCTTGGAAGGCGCATCTCAAAAACACGGAGCATTTTGCAAGAGTGGATGGATTCAAGAACGCGTCCAGCAGAAGCCAAGGAAAGGCTTTACAAGGCCGCGCAAGATAATCTTGCTCAAAGCAACCAAGAACTTGTTGATGTTGTGTCGGCTTACGACAAAGACATCGCAAAGCAGCTCCGTGGGGATCTTGATGAGAAACTTTACGATTTGCAAGCGAATATGGGCAAGGATACCAGTGTTCAACTTGGGAATGACTTAACAAACATTCTGTCAAGAGCTGAAGAAATGACAGATGATGTTAAGAATGAGATTTACAAAAACTTTTACGATGCGGCTGACCAAACTGGTACATTCCACGATCCCGTGGATGTGGCCGGAATTATTAGGGGTTCATTGAAAAAAAGCTACCCATTGAGGAACTCGGCACTTGAACAACTTGCCGACCAAATCGAGTCAAGGGCGACTAATGGCGAGAAAGCGGATTTGCTTAGGCAGAAAATAGCGGAAGGTAAGATTGGGGAAGACAAACTGGAAAGCACATTAAAGGAAATCTCCCAACTTGAACTCAATTCCGGCCCGATTGATCCACTTAGTCTTGATAAGTATTTAAGGCTAGTTCGTGACGCAGTTCCAGAGGGCGGAGCTGTCGGGCAAGCTACACCTAAACAGGTCGCCAGCCAAGCTGAATCAGCCCTGCAAAAATACAGAGACGAGTCCTACACCCAAGCTGGGCTAAAAGGCTTATGGGATGATGCTACGGTCAAGTACAAAGAAAGACTAGGTTTTGAGACTGGATCTGTAGGACAAATACTGAAAGAGGCGTTCGGTGAACAGAAGATGACCCCGAGCCAAGTTGCATCAAAAGCCATCTCAGATCCAACGATTGCAAGAAAAGTAATTCAAGCGGCATCTATTGCTGATCCAGCTCAAGCTGCGGCATTACGCAACAGAATGGCTAACGCTTACCTTGAGAAAGTTGGCTTTAATGGTCGGAACGGGATTGAAGTCGGTGGCCCTGTCAAATTCGACGAGGAAATGGTTACAGAGTTGTTTGGTTATAGCCCAAATACTGGAGAAAGAAATGAAAACTACGGCATTTCGATGGTTAAGAAGTTGAGAGCTTTAAATCAATCACTTCAAAGGAATAGTGCAGATGCATCAAAACTATCAATGCGTGATCTTGAGCCACTTCGCGCAACGATGTCTGAAAAGAGTTACAATGAAACAGCCGATTTAATCGCCAAGCGAGCAAAGGCAAAGGCCGATCTTGATTCTTTCACAAATAACAAGATAATTGATGTGGTGCTTAAAGGTCATAATGGAGTGCTAGAGAACGCTCGCTTGCCTGAAGCAATGTTCACAGCACCAAATGCTCATGTATCACAAATTATGGGCAAGCTCAATGATACCGAGAGAAAGGAGATTAGAAACGATTTCGTTTCTTACTTGTTTGCTCGTTATCAGCCTAAGGGTGACATCACTAAATATGGTAACGATCTATGGGATGCTAACAAGTTCCTAAACGAGATCACCAAAGGAAAGAACAAATCTACAATCGAAAGGAACATTAGAACTGTTCTTGGAGATGAGTTTTACGATGAGTTCAAGAACGCATCAATGGTTGCGACTTCAGTAAGAGAAGTCGGCCCCATGGGGGATCAGATTGCCCCAAGGATGGTGGCATCTGGATCTGGAGTACATGGTTATGTTGCTGGAAAAATTACAGATCCAGTTAAACACAAGATTGCGTCTTGGATGTATGCTGGTGGACAACTAATGCCATTTATTAGAAAAGTTTATAGAAAAGAAATATCACCAGAGGACTATGCAAGGAATTTAACTGCCGCTATAGCTGCATCTAGTACGACGAGCCGTGGTATTGGAGCTTTGTTTGGAACTGGTCGAAATGACCCAGCATTCATGGATTACATTGTTGAAAACCTCGGCGTTCTTCCGCAAGATGATGAAGATTTCCGTGAGAAATACGGCACTAAACGCGAATCCGTTTCCGGCAAAGATTATGAAATCAAAAAGCAAAAAGCAAGTACGCTATCTGCTCAGTAAGGTTTCTCCGCTTTCCTCAACGCAACAGAATAAGCTCAAAAAAGAGTTGCACTCTGGGGCCGTTAAGGTTAAAAACGGCAAGAAGACCAAATGAGCGACGAAGACCTATCAGCGATTGATAGCAAAGAGGCGATGAAAGAGTTCTTCCTTGAGGTCAAGGAAAGGGCTAAGCAATTCCCTCGGAACACTATCGAGAACTATAACCCGAATGTTGCGGCACAGATCCTCTGGATGCTGGCGCAGGGTGGGCGTATCAATGCTATTGCCAAAAAGTGCAAGGTGACGCATGAGACTGTCCGTGCGCTAGAATGGAGGCATAACGACACGCTGGAGTCAAAGCGCAAGGAGTTCTCCAAACGCTACGCCATTGCTGCGGCTGAGTACACAGACCTGCTGTTCGAGAAAGCCGAACAACTGAGCCGTGACCCAGACCAGCTCAAGGCAATCTCTCCAGACCGATTAGCGTTGACTATTGGCATTATGACCGATAAGGCTGGACAGCTTTCTGGCATGGCAAGTACTATTGTCGAGCATCGCAAGGGGCCATCTATTGACGATGCCGCTAAGATGATTGCGGAGGCAAAGTCTAGGATTGCCAATAAAGTCAAAGCTCAAGCGGTAGAAGCTGAAATCGTAGAGTAATGCAGTGGCGCAAACATCCAATCCTTCAGCCTCCCAGCGATGACGAGGTAGCATTGATGGAGCCAGATGATCTCATTGAGCTTCATCGGATCTACCATGAGGCCATCGAGAACGCTGAAAAAGATCCATTCCGATACGGGTTTAGGCTTCCGCATTGGGAGAAAGCTGAAGAGCAACTAGCGCAAGTCTCTGAGGTTCTGGCACTTGGGGGAAATCGGTGTCTCGCAGGACATCAAGAGATATTTGATCCAGTCGCTGGCAAGCACATCCAAGTAAAAGACATTCCAAGCAGTTTTCACATATGGGCGTGGGACGATAAGTCACTTGGATTCGTAGTGGCGTTGGCTTGTAAGCCGTTCAAAAAAGATAAGGAAGAAGCCATGCTTCACTTTGAGTTTTCGGACGGCACGAAAATATCCTGTACCGCAAACCACCAGTTTTTCTGCTACCATCGCGGATGGATTCCCGCTGAATCTGTGGCATTTGAAGGGAGCAAGCTGGTGTCGCCAGACGCAATGGAACTTGTTGTAATTGCAGTTTCTAGGGACAACTATGTGCAGGATGTTTGGGACTTTCATGTGCCAATTTACAATAACTACTTCATTGGTGGAGTGTTGTCGCACAACTCAGGAAAAACTGCGTGGGGTTCTTACTGCGTGGTCAAAGCCGCCATCGAAAACCCAAAATCAGAGATCTTCTGTTTTGCTCAGACATCGGAGGTTAGCATCCGCCAGCAACAAAGCGCAGTATGGAACTGGTTGCCGCATGAGATGAGGACAAAGCAAACCTCGGCTAATGCTTACATCTCGTACACAAAAAAGAACGGGTTTACGGACAACTCGTTGATTCTTCCGAATGCCTCGCAGATTATCTTCAAGACCTACTCTCAGTATCAGAACAACCCAACAATCCTAGAGGGTGCAGAGCTTGGTAGCCGTGATCCTCAGTGGCACAATATCGGAGTATGGTTGGATGAATACTTACTTGGTAATGAGCTTATTGACACCCTGCGCTTCCGTCTTGCTACCCGCAACTCCAAGATGCTGGTGACATTCACTCCAATTGACGGGTGGACTGAGGTGATTAAGGAATACTTAGATGGTGCTACAAGCGTCCAGAGCGTCGAGGCTGAGCTGCTCAACGGTGAGCTTGTACCCTATGTCCAGCGGAGTAAGAAACGCAATGCCAGCGTTCATTACTTCCACAGCAAGGATAACCCTTTCGGTGGCTACGAGCGAATTAAGGAGACACTGGTGGGGAGGCCAAGGGAGGAGATCCTAATTCGTGCGTACGGGGTT